CGGTAAGCACCGGGCAGTTCCTCTACACGGCTGCATTCCATCCGTGCCGGCGAAATAATCAACTGTCCGCCGATATGCGACAGTCTTTCAATAATCAGTTCAAAGAATTTGGCATACCGCCGGACAATCAGCTTATCGACTTCGGCAGTCGTAATCCCTTCTTCATCAACGGTGATTGCTGCCCCGGAACCTAAAAATCCGGTTTCAAAGTTACCGACTTCAAGGCCTTTGAGGAAGTTTATCAGTTCGGCTGCCGTATCCCTGCGGCGTTTATTTAAAAATTCCCTTTCCGATTTCCGTGCCGAATACAGATTGGTATCCGTCGGCTGAGTGTTTTCCCAGCTCTTGATAACATCCGGCAGTCCGCCAAGTGCGGTTTTTATATAATGGTTGGTTTCATCAATACTTCCCTCTAAAGCAGCCATTTTACCACGATCGACTATGTCGGATATTTCAATATCAGCCTGCAACGGATTGTTCACCTTGCGCGTTATCCGGGTAATCCTGCTCAACCGGTAACCAACTACCGGAAAAAATTCATTGCTTTCCAGACGGACGGATTGACCAAGTGTAAGTTCAACTCTGCGGTTACCCAAATCTATATAATCGGTCGGAGACTTGTAAACCGCTTTGTCTAACTTGTTTTTATCCATATAGTCCTGAACGGCCTGTGCATATTCCGCTTCGGCTATCGGATAATATTCTTCCGGCATCCGGATATTGTACAGGATATATTCGTCATCGGTTTTCGGAATAAGCGAACCTCCCGGCATTTGCGTATTATCATCGTAAGGAAACTGCGTGATGATTTCAAATTCATGCGGCGCAGAATTATAATTAACTTCAAAGTCGCGTCCGTTCAGTTCGCCGGATTGAAACACAATATTCTTCACCAATCCGGGTAGTTCATAACTGTTCGGATCAAAATTCAAACCGGGGTCGGTAAAATAATAAACAGTAAAAGGCTCTCCATTTTCACCGGTTCGTTCTTCCGTCCTTACAGTCCCCACAATCCCTGTCCTCTTCGGATAAATAGCCTGAAAAGCATTTTCCTCAAAATGTTCTATCGTACCGTATTGCAGATTTTGTTCCACATACTTGGCGTGGCTTGGCAGTTGCAGCCTGGTATAACCGTAAGTTGCCCGGTCAATATTCCGATTGCTGCCGATCGGGAACAGGCGGGTGAAAAATTTTGCATTTTCGTTGCTGTCTTTGCTTATGGATACAAGTCCATTTTGATAGCCCAACGTAATGGGCGCTCCCTGTTCACACCGGGAAAGATTAACCGTTTCGCCGTCAATCCACCATTCGGTATTAGCCAGTTCCGCCACTTCATCCAAACCTTTATTAATGAATATGCCGGAATAATCCACCGTCAGGTTGGGAGTAGCAATCACTTCGCCGACTTTCCAGTCGGTCGTACCCATTGCCCGGTTGATATTTTCTACCAATAGCCGGACGTGTTCAATAGCCGGAGCGGTTAAGGAAAATACCGGTTCATTTTCATTATCAACTAATTTGAGGACAAGAATGCGCTTAATAAGGCTTTCCAGTCCGTAAAGTTTGATGTTATATTCCCATTCGATGGTAGATTTTTGGTTTGGCGTGTAACGTTCTAATGCCCGGTATCGTTCTCCCATAAAATCAACATAATCGTTTACGTCGATTGTAATACAGTCAAAATGCTTAAAAGTAAGCGTTAAGACATTGTCGTCCATAATGCCCTTACTGTTGGTCGAGCTGTCTTCCGGTGAAACGGTCGCCTTGAGTTCGCCTGTTTGACTGTATATAGATAGCGCCATTTTAAATACTTTTTAAATGTTATTTGAATATTGTTAAAACGATGGATTCGGTTCCCTGAATTTGACCTTGAACCGGGATGCGACGACCACTCCGCTATCGGTCGTAACCGGAGTAAGCTGTTCGTAACTGTTAAAGGAAACAAGGTACATCCTGAAAGTTTTGTTCAGTTCCGGCAGGTTAATATCAAGCCAGCCGGATTTTAGAAACTGAATAAAGTCTGTGTATTTCTGCAAAAAGGCGCTTGCGTTTTCTGCAAAAATGGCAAACTGAAGTGTAACATCACGGGCCTCCGAACGGGGAACTAATACTTCCGGCAACTTTTCTCCATTTTCTTCCCGAAACGAAACCGCAACGCAGGGTTTCATCGCGGCAGGATTTAACAGCGCCCCGTAGTTCGTATTGTCGGAAGCCCTGTTCTCCGTCAGAAACGCTCCATACATTGTATATACGTCTATGCTGTTGATATATAAAAGTCCCTGTAAAATCATCCTGTTACCTCACTTTTAATCCGTCCCGCAGAATGACATCAATATCTTCCGCAATATCTTCCAGCCTTTTGCAATACGAGGTATTACCTTCAATTCGCAACAGACAGTCCAAACAGGCGTACATGGCTGAGCCGATTTCCGTAACCCGATCGTCAATGCTGGCCGTATGGTTTTGAACCGATGTGAACAAACCTTCGAGCTTCGTTCCCTGATCCTGTGTCATAGTAGTGAAAGCGCCGGCTTTGCCGGTTTGGGAGCTGCCGCCCATATTCGTACCGGTAATTGCTTCCAACTCCTGTGCCCGTGCAGCAGCAGTATTGATAATATTATTCCAGGCATCCTGTAATGCCTGAATATCATCGGCATTAAGACCGGTTTCGGAACGCCGGGCAAAATCTTCGTACCATTTGCGAACATCTTCGTCCAGCGACATTTGTAAAGCGCTCAATCCCGCCCCCGCCATTAACTGTTCAAAGGTTTCTGCAAAATCCGCCGCCGAACGTTTGCCCTGTTTAAAACCGTCAATAATGCCGTTTACTACGCTGTCGTAAGTTGATCCGGTAAACGTTTCCCGAACTTGCTCCAAGTATTCCTCCTGACGCTTAGCCAAATCGTAGCCCTCCTCTTTGGCTTTTTTGAGGGCTTCGTAATATTTTTGACCTTCTTCAGACAGTTTGCCCTGTGCAGCTAATGTTTCAATTTCCTCCCATGTTTTTCCCGCTAATGAAGCCCAATCAGTAACAGTCTTCCCCTTTCCCCAACCAAACAATCCGGTTTTTTCAAAATGTTCCCCGGTTTTATATTGGGTACTTATCAGTTTTTTCCACAGATCATCCTGGTCTTTCGCGTTGGCAACGGTTTGTTTTTTTAATTCTTCGCCTTGCCGGGCAATGTAATAGAGGGTTGTTTCGCCTGTTTTTTTAGCCCATTCGTAGCGCTCCCGATACAGCCGGTTGATATCCAATTCCCCCAAGTAGGCCTGCATTTGATGTTCGGCAATCTCTTTTTTTAATTCCTCCCGGTGTTTTTTGTTTTCCGTAAAAATTTTGGTAACAGACGAAACGAAGCCCAAAGCGGCTCCAACTGCGACTCCGGCCGGGCCAAAAGCGCTTCCCGCCTGCGCTCCCTGCAAGGTCGAATTGGCAACATTCGTTACGTTGGACAGCCCATCGGCAATAGAACCAAAAATATCACTGCCGGACAATTCTCCGATATTGCGAAGCGAATCTGCAAAAAGATTAGTAAGAGTGCTAACATCCTTAAAACCATCCGAAAGCATATCCAGTCCATCTTTCAGGTCGCTTTTTCCATTTTGTTTGAAAATCTTTTCAAGTCCGGCAGCCATTTTTCCAAAAGCCGTATCCGCCCGGTTGGCTTCGTCGTTCAGATCACGAATCGCCCGTTTGATAGCTTCCAATTTTTCTGGTGATTTTGTCCACTCTTCGTTCAGCGCCTTAAATTGTGCTTCGGTTTTAATGCCAAACGACTGTGCTTTATCGGCATCCCACTCTCCGGCAATGATAAATTCCATCATTCCCTGTGCATGGTCGGCAATCGCCCGCATTTCGCCGACACTTTTTTCTCTCATGTCAACAAAAAGGTTTCCGATAGCGGTAGTTGTCCGGGAAAACTCATTGTCAAGGGATGCCAGCGCTTCAATCATTTGCTTTTTTAGCTCCTCAATGTTGGCGTCTAACTTTCCATCGTTATTGTTGGCCTGTAAAACAGCCAAGTCTTCATTGAACTTATTTTCAAGCTCTAAGCGTTTTTCGGTATACGTCTGGTATTGTTTGGTCAAATCATCCAACATTTTTTTATTTTCCGCTTCGGTTACTTTGTTGAGTGTTTCTTCCTGTCGGATTAATTCGTTCTTTTGCTCTCTCGGCAATTGGGTGATTTGGGTGGTTGCAGGCATGAAAACGCCATTGCTACCTTCCTGTTTCCACCGGAGGCGCTCGGCATCCTGTTGTTTTTCGATCAATTCCCGCGCATGTTTATCAATGGCAAGTAATTCTTTTTGATAGTTTAATTCAATCTGTTTTTGCCGCCTGACCCAGCCGTCTTCTTCAATGTCCAACAGTTTTTGATCATTGTCTAATTTTGCCTGCCGGCGTTCCAGTTCTGCTTTGGCTTCATTGTTGGCCATTCTTGTTAACAAGTCGGCCTGTTCCTGTGCGTCTTTTTGGGCTCTTTCGGCCGCCGAGTTCCCGGAACTTGGTTGTTTATTGGAATACTTGTCAATCTGTTTCTGTGCGTCGGCGATCTGTTTTTCAAGTTCAATCCATTCTTTTGTTCCCTTTTTTGATACATCCATTGCCGCAAGGGCGATTTCGGCTTCTTTCTTTATGTCTTCCCAATATTTTTTGTTTTGTGTAATTGTTTGGTTAGCCTCGTTATTGGCGGCTTCTTCTTTAAGTTTTTTCAATTTTTCGAGTTCTTTTGTTGCATTCTCAATGTCCAATTCTGCTTCCTTAATTCTGTCAGAAAAAAAATTTGTTTGCTGCCCCGGAGTATTTTGGGCAGCCTCTGTCCACCGGGCTTTTCGGGCTTTGGCATCTGCTATTATCTGTTGATATTTTTCCTCCGTATATTCCTCTTCTGCTTTATTCCGTTGTTTTTTCAAATCTATCTCATTCGCCAATTTCACAGCTTCTACATCCATATTATTAAATATATTCGGATATAATTTTTGCAACTCTTTTAAGGCTTCCAGCTTGGCTTGTTCGGTTTCTGTTTCATCCTTGATAAGGCGAATTAATCCGTCTGCTTTGTTTTTTCTTTCATCTACCTTTTGATTGTATTCATCCATTGTGTTGTTCAACCTGTTTAGCGCTTTTTCTTCTGCGGTTGTGCTGTCTTTTAACGCCCAGATAGCCGTCACTAAACCCACAACTGCCGTGGCTACCAATACATACGGATTTTTAAGCATGGTTTTGTTTAATAAGGCCGTTGCCTTTTCAAGCAATAATGTTTTTGCAGTAAGTGCTGCCTTCGCCACACTTCCTGCATTTTCTACTGCTGTAACTGTTATAACAGCCGTCCTGTAAGTCCCATAAGTCGCAATAAGTCCCACCAGCACTTTCCCCACCTTCTCATAGTTATCCACAAGCGTATTAGCCAGCAATATACCGCCACGCAAAACCTCCTGCGATTTTTCCCCCAGTTCATTAAACATGGAAGTTATTGAATCCCGAAGCATTCCAACACTGTCGCCGAGCGTTTTCATTTTTTCTTCCATCATACCGGAGAATCGACCGCCCGATTCTGTCAACCTGTTTAACAGGGCATCCAATTCATTAAACCCGATTTTCCCGGAGGAAATCATATCCCGGATTTCATCCTTTGATTTTCCAAGCATATCGGAAAAATAGGCGACCATATCACCCATCACACTCCATTGCTGAACATCAATCAAATCTAATTTGCCACGAGATTTTGCCTTATTGTAGAGTTCTACGAATCGTTCGAGAGGCTGATTGACGCCTGCCGCAACATTGGATAGTTTATCAAAGATTGAAGTTATCTCTTTTACTTCGTGTCCATAAGCAAGCAGTTGGGAGGCTTGAGCGGTCAGGTCCGGGAAATCAAATACATTGTGAAACGAATATGATTGCAGTTCTTTCATAAAGTCTGCCGCTTTTTCTGCCGAACCAAGAAAAACCCGGAAAGAAGCTTCCGTATTCTGAAATTCGCTTCTTACTTTGATGATTTCCTTTCCCAAGCCAATGAGCGCTGCCGTACCCCCGACCTTGGCCAGGATGGATTGCAGATTGCCATAGTCGGAAGCCATCCGGCGGGCGGATTGCCCGGAGCGTTCCATTTCAACTTCGGACGCCCGGATTGCCCGGACTAATTCATCGTAATCCTGTGACAGGCCATCCACGTTTTGACCGGCTTGCATAAGAGCCTGTTTGGTTTTATCCCGCATTAATATGACTAATTCTACCGGTTTCATTCCTTATTGCTTAATTTTGTCTGAAAAAACTCCAACGACTTTCGCATTTTCTGTTTACTGATTTTCGCATTTTTGCTTTTCTGTTCTTCCTCACTGACATAATGCGGAGCGTCGCTCATCATCAGCAGCAAAGTGGGGTATGGCACTTTCCACATTATTCGAAAAAAACTCCATCCTGTTTGCGTGGCTATTTGCCAAATAAATCCAAAAGGGCTATGAGAGCCTTCTATGTGTCCCTTTAACTCCCTTTTCTCTCGTGGCT